AATCAACCTATGACAGTTGATAATTTAAAAGTTAATGCTAATATTAGATATTTATGTGACCAATATCATTCAGGTGCATTTGGTACAACTAATTATAAAAAAAATGTAATTGTTAAAGATAATCCTGAACATAAAATTTCTTGTCAAGCTTTTCGCTATCCAATAGAAAAAAGAGGACCGGTTAAATCTAATTTACATTTTAAATTTAACGTTGATCATGTAGAAAATTTAACAAAAGATAATACTCCTCCATCTGACATTGTATTAGTTGTAGACCGATCAGGTTCAACCGATACTGCTGTTGAAGCACAAGGTGAAGGTGGTACTAAAATAGAAGTTGGATATTCTATATTAGATATTATTAAACATGCAGTTAAAACTGTCGCACATTCTGTAAGAGAATGCGATAGAATTGCTGTGATAATTTTTGATAATAGTGTAGAAACTATTGTTCCTCTTCAAAACATGACTGAAATTAATCGGGCATCATTATGTGGTCGCATTGAAAATATACATCCAGGAGGGACTACTAATCTTTATGGTGGTATTATTGAAGCTAATAGAATTCTACAACAACGTGATGATAAAACGCGCAACACTGCTATTTTAGCTTTAACTGATGGTCAACCTAATGTACGACCTTCCAGAGGCGAGGTTAGTTCATTATCTAAAATGTATGATGAAAAATTACTAGAAGCACCTGTACACACATTCGGTTTTGGTTACCATTTAGAAAAAGGACTATTATATGATATTGCAAAAGTTACTAATGCTACTACTGGACATATTCCTGATGGTGGAATGATAGGAACTGTTTTTAGTAACTATTTAGCTATGATATTAACAACAGCTTGTACTAATATTAAACTTCACATTAAAACCAATACACCTGATACATTTATTACAAAGCCGTTTAGGGGTGATCTACCTTATCATTTCTCTAATGATCATAACGAGTTAACTATTGAAGTTGGATCTTTACAATTTCAACAATCTAGAGACATATGTGTTTTTGTAAATAATGAAGAACCAATAGAATATTATTATAGTTATGATATTGGAGGTAAAACTCATCATCTTAATAATATAGCGTGGGGGGATCTGTTCGTGGGGGCAGCTAATACAGATATTGACGATTACCAATATCAAATATTGAGACTCAGTATATGTGATAGTTTACGTATAGCTATTAAATCTGATAAATATCGTAAAAAAAATATTTATGATACTATTATTGATCTTATAAACATTAATCTATCAAAACAAAATATTTATTGTATAACGAATACTGATAAGGTTAAAGCTTTATTAGATACTATTAAAGACCAAGTTTATCTTGCTATTGGTTCTCAAGAAAAAGAACACGCTAATTATTATAATAAATGGGGTGAATTTTATCTAGACCAGCTATCTACAGCACTACTAAAACAGTATACTCCGAATTTTAAAGATAAGGCTTGTATGGTATTTGGAGGTGAATGCAGTAAACAATTTATGGAATATGCTGCTGATACATTTGATAATCTTCCTCCACCTAAACCTACAAAAAAAGTGTATGATCATCATACTGGATCATATAGAGGTGGTACAGGAGTAGCTTCAATGGCTACATATAACAATGCTAGTGGTGGATGTTGGGCACCGGATTCGCAAATCTTAATGTTTGATGGTAGTTCAAAAAGAGCTGATGAAATTGAAAAAGGAGATGTTATCATGACATACGACAGTTCTAATCCCATAGACGATTTTGGTTCTGTTCAAGTATCTATGGTTCCTGTATTATGTGTTGTTGAAACTAAAATTCCAGGTGGAAAAATCAAGATGTGTACTCTTCCTAGTGGTTTAAAAATTACTCCATGGCATCCAGTAAAAATAGACGCACAAAATTGGGTATTTCCTAACACAATTGTATCTCCAGAAATAGAAGAATGTAATAGTATATTTAATTTGATACTTCCTTGTGGACATATTCCAGTAATTAGTAGTACACCTTGTATTACTCTAGGACATGGATATACTGAGGGTATTCTTAGACATCCATATTTTGGCACCAGAAAAGTTATTGATGATTTATCTAAAATTAGAGGTTTTAAAGATGGACATATTATTATTTACCCTCATTGGTTTAAACGTCAGGGACCACCACTTGATGAGTCAGGTATTAATACTATAAATAAAATAGAAGATCCTGATTCCTCTTTTGAATCAGATAATATAGTAGAGGTTATTTATTCAGCAAAATAATCCTCAACTGTATCTTTACAAAATGGATGATGATGACGCCTTCTCATGGATTCAATATCATATAAAATTTTTTTTCTACACGAGTTTATTTTTAATATTGTTAGATAAATTACTGCAAACACAAATGAGATAAATACAATTCTGTTCAAGTATACTTCCATAATAGGATACATAGATGATTATATATAAAAAAATTATATAATCATTATCAATTTTTTTTAAATTTACTTAGATATAAAGATTATGAACCCAATTAGGTTCTTTATCTTTTTTGATCAATTTATTAATCATATCACGAGTTACAGTTATAGGAAATGTAACTTTAAGATTCATATCTTCTTGAAATAAGTTAGTACCATCTTTCATCAAACGATACAAGTTTAGTTTAGTATAAATTATTTCTAGACATCTCTTTAGATTACGAACACCTTTTTCGTCTCCACAGAACGTAGACATGATATATTTCATGGCTTCATCATCAATAGTTATATCTTCATTGCTGAATTTTACTTGTTCACGAATAGTAGGAAGCAAGTATTTATTTGCAATAATTAATTTTTGAGGAGACTCATAACCCTTAGTTTCAATCCTATACATCCTATCTTTGAGAATAGGATTTACTTTTGATTCATCATTGTAGCTAAATATGAATAAACATTTACTTAGATCAAACTCTATTTCTGAGAAATATTTATCATGAAATTTATCATTTTGTGTAGTATCAGTTAAATGAGTCAATATACCAGTAATTTCTTCACCTTTTGGCGAATCACTAATTTTATCTAACTCATCAAAGTAAATCACTGGATTCATACAATTGCTTTGAACCAATATATCTACAATTTTACCCCATGTAGATCCTTCATATGTATAACTATGACCTTCTAGAAAGCTAGAGTCTGTTGCACCACCAAGAGCTAGGAATGCAAAATCTCTGTTAAGAATTTTACTAATACCTTCCTTAACAAGAGTAGTTTTTCCTGTTCCTGGAGGACCTTTAATAGCAATAGCATTACCAACTGCATTAGGATTAGTTAACCATAAACCTACCATTTGCATGATTTGCATTTTTGCGTCATTTAAACCATAAACACATTCATCTAGAGTTGTCATTGCACTGCTTAGCAATTTATCACAAGGTTCTTGACCGTCTTTTCCCAGAGATACTGGTAACTCAGCATATTTACCAAAAGGTATTTGCATAAAAGTATCTACCCAAGTTTTAAGTTTATGAAATTCACCACCACCAGGCTCCATATACCTCAATGCTGCAATTTTCTTCATAGCACAAGCTTTAATAGAGTTAGGAATATCAGATTCTAAAAGTTTCATACGATAAGGTTTGTCAACAGTTACTATCTTATTAATTTCTTCAACGTCTTTCAAAATTTGTTCTTGTTTTTTGGGTTCTAACTTTTGAAAGAAACCAACGTCATTCATTGGATTTTTTTGCCGCAAAAGCTTTCTGAACTTTTTAACGTTTCTAGATTTTTCTTTTTTATTAAATTTATCTTTTTTCTTTTGGTATTCATCCTTTTTATCTTTTGTCATTTTTTCAAATTCTTTAAGAGCAGCAGAATCTTTGTTATTTTTACGCATATCTGCTACCATTTTTTCAAATCCTTGAATCAATTCAAGATCTTTACTTAGAGAAACTTCCTCTTCTTCCTTAGTAATTTTCTTGTCCATTTTTTTCAAGGCCTTATCTATTTTTTTATCAAGGCTTTCCTCTGAAGTTTCAGAAGACTCTTCAGATTCATCTTCGTCTTCAGATTCATCTTCTTCTTCAGATTCATCTTCCTCATAATCTTCATCATATTCATCATCATAGTCTTCACCTCGCCCCGGTGCACCTATTGAGAATATAATATTAAAATTTTTTCCAGCATTACCCATCATATGTTCTAGTTCTTCCATTTCTTCTTCATCATAATCATCTTCATCTTCGTCTTCCTCATCAGAATTTTCCTCTTCATCTTCTTCATCAAGCTCTTCTTTTCGCTTACGATAATGACGGCGACGTTTTGAAGGTTTTAATACTTCTTCTTCTTCTTCCTCCTCAACATCTTCTTCAGAATCTTCTTTTTTTGATTTCTTATTTTTACGATTCCTAAGCTTTTTGTTTTTCTTTTTATGTTTTTTACCATCTATTTTAGCATCAATTTCTTCCATTTCTTCAATTTCTTTTTTTAATGCTTTAGAAGGAAATAGTTTATGAAGAAACTTTTTATATTCTTTTTGATCGTAAGATTGATCTAATTCCATACTTTCCTCCCATTCAGAATCGTCGTCATCACTAGACTCAGTGCTACGATGTTTCCTTTTCTCTTCATCTTTCTTACGAGAACGGAGGTTATACTTGTTTTGGTCTTTCTGCTTTGGCATTCTTGTATAATCTTATGATAAATATTTAAGTAATCTTTTTTTAATTTCAATTTTGTGCAATCTCAAAATATTTTAGAAATGTACTTTTTTATATATATAAAAAATTGAAGAAAACAATCTAAATATTATCCTATTAATATAAAGAGATGCCAAGATCCAGGAATAAACAACGCAATACATCTAAAATTATAGGAGTACAATTTAGTATTTTATCACCAGATGAAATAAGAAAAAGCAGTGTAGCCGAAATTACTACTAGGGATACATATGTAAATAATAAACCTGTAATAAATGGGCTGTTTGATCCTCGTATGGGGGTATTGGAGCCTGGATTAATTTGTCCAACTGATGGTCATGATTATATGACTACACCAGGTTATTTTGGACATATTGAATTAGCTAGACCAGTATTTTATATACAATATCTTAGCACTATTATCAAAATTCTTCGTGCTACTTGTTATAGATGTAGTAAATTGTTAATATCTAAAGATAAATACAGAAAAGCATTTGAAGGTCTTACTGGAGAAGCTAGATGGGATGCTGTATTTAGACAAGCTATTAAAGTTAAAAGGTGTGGTGAAGATTCATGTGATGGTTGTGGATGTAAGCAACCAAGAAAAATAAAAAAAGAAGGTTTAGCCACATTAATTGGAGAATGGGATAATATTGAAGGATTAGGTCCTGAAGATGCTGATAAACTTAGTGTTAAATTTACACCAGAAATGGTTATCAAAATGTTTAGAAGAATAAGTGATGAAGATGTCACATTTATGGGATTCAGTCCTACATTCTCTAGACCAGATTGGATGATATGTCAAGTACTTGCTGTGCCACCACCAGCAGTTAGACCATCAGTAAAACATGATGCTCAACAGCGTAGTGAAGATGACATTAGTCATATTATTGTCAATATTATTAAGGCTAATAAAACTCTTCAAGAAAAGATTGTTGCTGATGCACCAGGAAATGTAATTGATGATTGGCATACAGTACTACAATACTATGTAGCAACTCAAATTGATAATCGTATACCAGGTGTAGCTTCTGTAGCACAGCGTTCTGGTAGACCACTTAAATCTATTAAAGAAAGATTAAATGGTAAAACTGGAAGGGTTAGAGGAAATCTTATGGGTAAAAGAGTTGATTTCAGTGCTCGTTCTGTTATCACTCCCGATCCTAATTTATCTATTAAACAACTAGGTGTACCTTTAAAAATTGCTAAAAATATTACAAAACCTGTTGTTGTTAATGAAAATAACAAAGGATTTCTTACCAAACTAGTTAGAACTGGACCAGATCAACATCCAGGTGCTAAAATTCTTGAACGCAAAAATGGTGAAAGTATTTCACTACGTTATGTAGATAGAGATGCTCTTCAATTAGATGTTGGTGATATTGTTCACAGACATATGATTGATGGTGATGGTGTACTATTTAATAGGCAACCTACACTACATAGAATGTCTATGATGTGTCACATTGCAAAAATCATGAAACAAGGTGATACATTCCGTATGAATGTAGCAGATACTAAACCATATAATGCTGATTTTGATGGAGATGAAATGAATCTACACATGCCACAAGATGTACAATCCGAAGCTGAACTTAAAAATCTAGCAGCTGTTCCATATCAAATTATTTCACCTGCTAACAATCAATCTATTGTTGGTGTATTTCAAGATTCATTGCTTGGAATTTATCGTCTTACTAGAGAAAATATCAAGTTTAATAAAAGGGATGCAATGAATTTATTAATGACATTTAATAAATTAGATCAAGCATCATTTGATCAATTAGGAGATGAAGTAAGTAGTTTTGAAATTTTATCTCAAATCTTTCCTGCTATCACTCTAAAATATAAAACAAAAGGATTTGATCCTGATAATGATGAATATGCTACATCTAATAAGATATTTGATGTGAAAAATGGTCAAATTCTAAGAGGTCAAATGGATAAAAAAGTATTGGGAGCAGCTACTACTGGTGTATTACAGAGAATATGTAATGATTTTGGTAATATGGCTGCTTCTGAATTTATAGATGATTTACAAAACATTGTAAACGAATATATGAAAGTTAGTGGTTATTCAGTTGGAATTAGTGATCTTATTGCAGATAACGATACCTATGAAAAAATTGTAACAAACATTACTAAAAAAAAGAATGAAGTTAAAAGTCTTATAGATCAAACACATCTTGGTGTATTTGAAAATAAAACAGGTAAATCAAATGAAGAGGAATTTGAAATGCAAGTTAATAGTTTACTTAATAATGCCATTGAAGATGCTGGTAAAATTGGTAGACGATCACTTACCAAAGATAATAGATTTGTTATTATGGTAAATGCAGGTAGTAAAGGTTCAGAACTAAATATATCACAGATGATTGCTGCCTTAGGACAGCAAAATGTTGATGGTAAACGCATCCCATACGGATTTGATTCAAGAACTCTTCCTCATTTTAATAAATTTGATGATTCTCCTGGTGCTAGAGGTTTTGTAGAAAGTAGTTATATTAATGGTCTTACACCAACTGAACTATTCTTCCATGCACAAGGTGGTAGGGTTGGTCTTATTGATACGGCTGTAAAAACTAGTCAGACAGGATATATTCAAAGACGACTTATTAAAGGTCTTGAAGATTGTAAAGTAGGTTATGATATGACAGTTAGAAATAATAAAGATAAAATTATACAGTTTAGATATGGTGATGATAGTGTTGATACTGTACGTGTTGAAAATCAATATTTACCTCTAACTGAAATGTCATTAGATGAAGTATATGCTCATTACCATATGCCTAGTGATAATCTTAAAGATAAAATATTTACAACATCATATACTAAACCTGCAATTAGAAGAATCAAACAACAAAAAACTTCTCTTGAAACAAGAATCAAAGAAATGCTTGAATTTATCTTAGATTCTAGAAAGTTAATTATGAAAAATGTATTTAATAATAAAAATGGATCTAAGATACATATTCCTATTGCATTCACACATATTATTAATAACGTACAAAATCAGCAAAATATACAAAGTAATTCTCTTGTTGATATTACACCGTTAGAAGCTATTGAATTAATTGATGAAAAATTCGCTGATTTAAATAAATTACATTATGCTAAACCTAATGACCTATTTAAAACTATGTATTACTTTTACCTTTCTCCTAAGGAACTACTTATGGTAAAGAGATATAATAGAAAAGCTTTAGTTATTCTTCTAGAAGAAATTGAGTATTTATACAAAAAATCACTTATTGCACCAGGAGAAATGGTAGGTATGATAGCGGCTCAGAGTATAGGAGAGCCAACTACACAGATGACATTAAATACATTTCACTTTGCTGGTGTAGCTAGTAAGTCTAATGTAACTAAGGGTGTACCTCGTGTAGAAGAAATTTTATCTTTATCTGAAAATCCTAAAAAACCTGCTTTAACTATTGCTCTTCATCATGAAGATGAAACAGATAGAGCTAAAGCCCAATCAATAATGACAATGGTTGAACATACAAAACTAGGTGATGTTGTATCTGCTGCTCAGATATGTTTTGATCCTAGTGATGATGGTTCTCAAATTGAAGATGATGCATTATCAATCAAACAATTTATTGAATTTGAGAAAATGGTTGAAGATTGTGAGGGAATTGAAGATGATGAAGCTGATGTATCAAAATGGATTATGAGATTTGAGATAGATAAAGAAACTATGTTAGACAAAAATATAACTATGGATGATATTAATTTCGCCATTAAAAATAGTTATAAAGATGATATCTCTTGTGTATTCACTGATTATAATTCTGATAAATTAATATTCAGACTTAGACTTAATAAAATACTACAAAATAAATCCAAGAAAAAGAATTCTAATCCATTAGATCAATCTGACGAAATTTATTTACTTAAGAATTTTCAAGACAATCTTCTAGAAAATATTTTACTTAGAGGAGTTAAAAATATTAATACAGTTATGCTTCGTAAAGATCCTACTAATATGGTTTATGAAGAAGGTAAATTTGTTAGGAAAGATGCGTGGGTACTTGATACGTCTGGTACGAACTTAATTGATGTCTTAGCATTAGACTATATAGACTATACTCGTACAGTCAGTAATTCTATTACAGAAGTATATAATGTTCTTGGTATTGAAGCAGCAAGAGCATCTATTTACAATGAGTTTGTTGAGGTTCTTCAAGATAATGATACATACATTAATGAACATCATCTTACACTATTATGTGACAGAATGACATATTCTGCTAAAATGATTTCAATATTCAGACATGGTATTAATAACGATGATATTGGTCCTATAGCAAAAGCTTCATTTGAGGAAACACCAGAACAATTCTTGAAAGCAGCTCGTCACGCTGAGTTAGATATTCTTAGAGGAGTATCTGCCTCTGTTATGTGTGGTCAAGAAGGTTATTTTGGTACTAATGCATTCCAAGTTTACTTGGATCTTAATGAAATGAAAGATCTTGATGCAGATGATCTTGATCTTAGCGATAACACTAGTACTATTGAAGCTGCACTAGGAAAAATAGACGATCCTAATGATCCTTGTAATAAAAGTAATCTAACTATAATGAATAATTCAGTGAATATCAAATCTGAAAATCTTGGAGAACTAGGAGATGACGAAATAGATTTGTAAATAATCTAAAAAGGTAATATAATAAAAATATATATATATTATATGACCTCTAATTCCGAACCATCCATAATGACCAAAAATATTACGGTTACACTTTTGGAAAAAATCGTACCTAATATAAAAATTAATTTTAATGAAGTATTTAAATATCCTGATCCAGACTTTCATAATAAAGATTTTATAGATGAACATTTTGTAAAATCATTCTTATCAAGAAATAAATATGATGCCTTGAATGATCAATTAAAAAATCTTTTTTTATCTAAGGACAAACGAGATACATTACTTGATTATTTTATGAAAACTCAAAAAATTTATTGGACCTTTAAGCGTTTTGCAAGAAAATTATATATTAAAAATCACATCAAAGACAGCCCTCATACTGTTGATTTAACATTGAACTCTTTAGATACACATCCTGACCATTTAAAGGTTAAAATTATTCAGAAAGATATTATTTACACTTTTTTTATAAATGATATTATTAAAATTATTAATTCATCATTAACATATGCACCTGATATGTTTTCAGAACCTACACAACCAAAAAATCCATATATCAACTTACCTTTTACTACAGGTAACTTGTTGACTATTTATAATTTTGTAGCTAACAGTAATAAAGTAATGCCGAAACTATTGCATGCCTTCTTTTTATCTGAATTTAATATTCCAAAATTTCATATTGAGTACGAATGTCTTATCAGAGAAGAAGTACTAAAAAAATATTACGATGATTCATCTGATAGAAAATTATATAGTGATATAATTATTATGCTTAGATATCATAAACGCGCATGCAGAGGACTGAGAATTCATCCTGAATTTGATAAAGATAAGGTTATTAAAATATTTAAACCAATGTTAAATCATCATTTAATATGTCAATATTCCTACCAACCAACTAAACGACTTTTTTCAAAACGTATTATTAAACAATACTTAGAAAGATTTATAGAAGACCACCCAGATTTCGGTAAAATGACTTCTTATACTAGATTCAGATCAGCCATATCTACTAGAAATACTTCCGTATCTGATGATAATCCTTTTTACTTCCCACAACTTACATACCCTATATCATCTAACTTACTTGACTCAGATTTAGAAGATGGAGAAAACGTATATGATATTCTTGAACAAATTACAACTAATGAAAGAATAAGATCTAGAAGACGCTTTAGGGTTCGTCCACAACAACCTCCTCCTCCTCCACCACAACCTGGAAATATAGATCAAGATGATCCTTCTGATATTGAAGAAACATTACTTGATAATGTAGAAATAGAAAATGATAATGGTGAAGTAGAAAATGATAATGGTGAAGTAGAAGATGATAATGATGAAGTAGTAGATGAAGAAGATGCAAATGAAGAAGATGAAAATAATGAACAAATTGATTCGTTTTCATCAGCACCTAATAGTTTACAAATTATAGGTACAGGAATTTCTTCTCTTGATATATCATCAAATAGTGTATATTTAGATAATAGTACTAATACTATCACTAGTCGCTATCTTTCTGGAGCACATCCATCAAGAGGAGCAAGAATTGAATACACCACACATACTGTTACTAGATATCCTGGTACATCCTCTACATTGTCTAGATCAACATACGCTAACTCTACCTCTACTTTACCATCTGTATTAACTACTCCTACTCCACCAGGATTAGCAAGTAGTTATAGAGCCATAGATAACATTATATCTAATATATATAATCCTCCTGTTACTGTATCAAATACTAGTAA